TTGTTCGAGAGGGTTCCAACATCCTCTGGTTCATAAAACCTTTGGAACACCTTCTCAATCAGGGTAGACTTACCAGACCTCGCGATACCCTTGAAGAAGGGGATAATCTGCCAGCTATCAAGGTCTCCAATGTCGTAGCAGAGGCGACCACCCATAACATACGCCCAGTCGCACACCCCCTGTTCAAACTGCTGGAAGTGAAGAACTCGGTCGAAGTTGGGTGTTGGGATATCCTGCCAGCGCTCCACATGTGAATAGTCATCAAACTGCTGGTCGAAATACTTGCACGAGATGATGGTTGGATCCAGGCAGGCAAACTCCTTGCTATCGTACGGGTAAAAGCGACAGGTGTATTCACCTAGTTCGGGTATCCACTCCTTCCCCACAAAGAGGCCATTCTTGAAAGACCATACATACCGACGCTTCTCAATTTCGGGGAACTGAACGTCGTTGCACGTAGAGAGATTTTCCGTCACGTCACGGAAAATGGAACCCCGACTCGTAAAGTTCTTCCACATGGAAAACTCATCCTCCTTTGGAGCCAGAGAACGAACAAACTTACCAATCTCAAACTTGGGAATCCAGGCACGGGTTCGGTAACCCTCGATGGTCTTAATCTCTTCGTAGCAGTGATTGTTATACTTGCGATAGCCCCTCTTGTACGCTTCCTCCAGGCAAAAGATGAGACACTTTTGGTAAGGTGCGCAACTCTCAACCTCATCGTCATCCATAGTGGCAGAGTCGTAGATTGAGGTAATCTGTGGCACAGCTGTAGGGTTCACGACACGTTCATACGCCATGTAGTGTCTCCTGATGTTCTCATAGCCATCCTTAATCTGTTTGAAGACGTTGTTCAGGCGCTTTCCCAAAGTTGCACCACTATCGTCAGCTTCCTTCTTGTCAACACCCAGGTCACTCAGGCGTTGCTTAAGTTCTGAGAGGAAACGACGCTGCTTCTCTCGCATACCCTTGACTGCCAGGATATCAATCTTCTCGGGGATAGGATTGTTATGTTCATCCCAGTTGTCCTTATGAACAAATTGACGATAACCCAGTTCACGAGCATTCCTGTAGTCACCAGTTCGGAGATCCCATGCGTTTTCAAACTTTTCAATCAGGTTGACAACCTGTTCCTCATTCATCGATTGGATTTGCTGTTTCTGCAACTCTGCGAGTGCTTCATACCTATTGGGTTCCTTATCGATGAAGTGGGTATCTTCCATTTACAATACATACGATTCTTTTCCTTAAATCAGTTTTTGAGTTGAGCCAAAATTTTTATAAGTATCTTGTTTTGAACCTGGAGCTGCTGACCGATCCCGACCAGGGCGGTACAAACAGTCTCTCCCTCCTCCGTGGCGAGCAGGGAGGTCATCAGGGTTGGGACATCCACACCATCATCGAGTTCCTCATCCTCGAAGTCCTCGAGCTCATCCTCATCCTCATCCTCGGTGACGATTTCGCCCTCCTCGATCTCATCCTCGGTCTCGATTTCATTGACAATTTCCTCAGGCTGTGTCGACATTTATATTGGACTGAGAAAAATGGGGGTCGGGAAATGCGCGTTTGGCCAAAATTATTTTCTCCGTATATAGTACAAAACTCTCACAATGGCCGGTGGTCTCATGCAACTCGTAGCTTACGGTGCCCAGGATGTCTACCTGACTGGCAACCCCAAGGTAACCTTCTTCCAGGCTGTGTACAAGCGTCACACCAACTTCGCGATGGAGAACATCGAGCAGACGACGAACGGTAACCCCTCCAACAACGGTCGCATCTCCGTGACTGTTGCCCGCAACGGTGATCTCATCGGCGACATGTACGTCGAGCTCACCTCCAAGTCCACCCTCGCCACTGTCACTAGTGCCACCGCGGATGACTGCAACTGGGTCGCTGAGCGTGCGATCAAGACTGCTGAGCTTTCCATCGGTGGTCAGCGTATCGACAAGCACTACCAGCGTTGGTGGCGCATGTACTCCGAGCTCTACCTCGACGAGTCCAAGAAGGCTAACTGGGGTAAGATGACCTCGGGTAAGGGCCAGGTGTTCCTCCCCCTGATCTTCTTCTTCAACCGCAACCCCGGTCTCTACCTTCCCCTCATCGCTCTCCAGTACCACGAGGTCCGCATCGATTTCGATCTGACCGACGAGTTCGAGACGTACTTCAACACCAACACCTTCAAGGTCTGGGGTAACTACGTGTACCTCGACACCGAGGAGCGTCGCCGCTTCGCCCAGAAGGGTCACGAGTACCTGATCGAGCAGGTCCAGCACACCGGTGTTGACTCCGTTACCGCGGGTGAGACCAAGCAGGTCCGCCTCTCGTACAACCACCCCATCAAGGAGCTCGTGTGGGCCGCCGCCCCCGCCTCCTCGGCCCGTGCCAAGCTTTGGAACTTCACCTCCAACGTTCTGGACGCCGGTGTTGTCCTCAACTCCGATCCCACGAATCCCACCAGCTCCAACTGCTTCGTGCCCCTCACCCAGGCGACCGGTGTTCCCCTCTTCGCCTCCGAGGGTTCCCTCCGCCTCATCGAGGAGGGTGCCTCCGCGGATGCCGCCGTCGGCCCCGTCGAGACCTTCAAGCTCGTTCTCAACGGCCAGGACCGCTTCAAGGAGCAGTCCGGTAAGTACTTCAACCAGGTCCAGGCGTACAACCACCACTCCGGTTGCCCCATGCCCGGCATCTACTCTTACTCCTTCGCTCTCAAGCCCGAGGAGCACCAGCCTACCGGCACGTGCAACTTCTCCCGCATCGACAACGCCCAGGTTGCCATCAAGATCAAGGCAGACATGGGTACCGGTGCCGCGACCTCGCTCAACATGTTCGCGACCAACTACAACGTCCTCCGCATCCAGTCGGGTATGGGTGGTCTCGCGTTCTCCAACTAAGCATTCAGTCTTAGTTTTCTGAAAAATATAAAAACTCAATTTTAAAAAGTGTAGTAGTAATGCTATTTAAAATTGATTAGACGTTGACTATGATGTTACGCACCGTAGAAAATAACCTTGATATGGCACTGTGGTGTGACACCTAAGAAGGCTTCAGAGTATAAGGATAAGCCGTGATAAATATTCATGTACGAAATCTACACAGACGGAAGTTGCCTCGGAAACCCTGGACGCGGTGGATGGGGTGTAGTAAGTGACGACTTTAAACTCAGCGGAAAGGAAACAAACACAACCAACAATGTGATGGAGATGACTGCCATTCTGAAGGCTCTCGAAGAGTGTCACAAAAGAAACATCCAAGAGGTTTGTATTTTCACTGACAGTCAATATGTCAAGAATGGTATCAGTTCATGGATCATAAACTGGAAAAAGAACGACTGGTTAACTTCGACGGGTACGGTTGTAAAAAACAAGGAGTTGTGGATCGCCATCGATGAAGTACGACGTTCGTTATCAAAGGTTGAATGGAAATGGGTCAAGGCCCATAACGGTGACCCCAAAAATGAAGAGGTTGATAAATTGGCCTATGAGGCTGCCGGTGGGAGTACGAAGGCGAAGTTTTACAGTGTCTTCAAAGGATTCAACCCAGGTGTGTACACGACATGGGACGAAGCGAAGGAGCAGGTGAATGGGTACCCGGGTGCGGTATATAAGTCCTTCAAAACTGAAGAAGAAGCGAAGAAATGGATGACTCGTGTGTACTTGGAAGTTCCGTATGAAGAAAAGGATATTGCAAAATCTCATGGTGCAAAATGGGATGCGGAAAAAAAGAAGTGGTGGGTACAAGAAATGAAACCGGAACTTGAAAAATATATCAGGGTACTGTAGACTATGAGTACCGACGACTGTGAGTGGTGCGACAAGCAGGAGAAGTTACTTATAAAATGGGCCGAGAAGGCAGCGGGGTATCGCTGGCTTCATAACCATGCACGTCTATTCTATAAGAAGCAAAATGACTGGTTAGCATATCCTAGTATAGTCATCGCGAGTATAACCGGTGTAGGTGGTTTTGCTGTTTTAAATCCCAGTGGCAACGAAGACGTATCCGAGGATACAAAGAACAATATCATGATCATCCAATACTTCTTCGCCTTTCTTAACGTACTCGGTGGTATTCTTACATCAATAAGCAAATTTAGTCAGAGTTTACCACTCTCGGAGGCTCACTCTGCGATGTGTGTTCAGTGGTCGAAATTCTATAGGAGTATCGATATGGAAATTTCCCTTGATGTCAAACATAGAACGAATGTCGTCGAGTTTATTATGAAATCAAGAGAGGAATACGATAAGCTGTTGAGTGACTCACCAGATATACCAGCGATATCCATCCAGGCATTTCTTTTACAGTTTCCAGATAAAGAAAACAAGCCCGACGTGTGTAACGGTCTAAGTGTGCTCGTAGAAGATGATAACATGTCTATGCGTTCATCTCAACGTGCCGTTTCTCGTTGGCTTGGTGCGTTTTCAACCATCAATGGGAGACGTAAGAGTCAAGATAGGAGAGATGAGTTAGAACAGGTTTAGAACTCATCGTCAAACTCAATCTCGTCCGAGTCGTCATCCATCTTACCATAGTCACCCACACGCTTTTCAAAGAAGTTCGTCTTGCCGTCCAGGGAAATGTTCTCCATGAAATCGAACGGATTCTTGGAGTTCCAAATCGCTGGGAGACCAACCTGTTTCAAAAGTCGATCCGACACGTATTCAATGTACTCGGACATCTTTTCAGAATTCATACCGATCAGACTACACGGGAGTGCATCGAGGATGAACCCCTTTTCAATCTCAACTGCTTCCTTGATGATCGAGTGAATGGTTTCTGTGGATGGTTTGTGACGGAGCATGTTATAAAGCTCCACCGCAAAATCCTGATGAAGACCTTCATCGCGACTGATCAATTCGTTACTGAAACAAAGACCTGGCAGAAGGCCACGCTTCTTGAGCCAGAAGATGGCACAGAACGACCCGGAGAAGAAGATACCTTCTACACAAGCAAAGGCGAAAAGGCGTTCCGCGAAGGGTCGCGACTTATCGAACCATTTCATGGCCCACGAAGCCTTACGCTCGATGCACGGGATCGTTTGTATAGCCTGGAAGAGTTGTTTCTTTTCGGACGAATCCTTGATGTATTTGTCGATGAGTTTGGAATAGGTTTCACCGTGGACCATTTCGTTATGAGCTTGGTACGCATAAAATGACCGAGCTTCAGATGACTGTATCTCATCAGCAAAGTTGTTATTGATGTTTTCGAATACAATTCCATCAGATCCAGCGAAGAATGCTAAAATATACTTGATGAACTTTTGTTCGTTGTCCGTCAGGTTTTTCCAATCTTCCATATCCTTGGAGAAATCAATCTCTTCGGCTGTCCAGTTAGACATCTGGGCCTTCTTGTAGAGGTCCCAGAGGTTTTGATGTTTGAGGGGAAAAACAGTGAATCGGTCCAACGTCGGTTCCAACAACGGTTCATACTCTTCTTCGATGAATTCTTGGAATTCAAAATAGTTACCGATATGACGATCGTTCACAAATATCTGAGGATAGGAATCCAACTTACCTCCACACAACTCTCGTAATTGTTCTCGTTCCATGACTACCTTTTCATAGTCTATGTCATCCGACACACATAGGTCTACTGCCTTATCACACATTCCACACCCATCCTTAGAATAAATACGAACTTTCATCTGTGTTATTTGCCCTGATTATTTTTTGTCCGAAAACTCTAAGTATGATTTCGCGCGAAAGCATATTCCAGGACGACATTGTCAAGTTACTCGTAAACGAAGATGGTATAGAAGACCATATGTATGCCGTTGTTGGTATGAACACTGGCAACACATTGGGGGTTAAGTATCTGTCCCCGACGAATAAATTATACAAGTCGGCGTGTGTCTATCAGTTGGAAACAGGTGATTTGAATCCTGCACCATTCGAGAGTGTGAGTGAACACTACCCAAGTGGGACCAAATTTACCGACATCGGTATGAAGATGGTCGGTGACAACATGTACACTATCTATGACGAGATTGACGTCGAGGATGAGGACAGTGACATCTACGAGGATCATGACGAGTCTGAGACTGATTCGGAGATGGCCGACTTTGTTGTTCCCGATGATGATGTACCAGTCGAAGCACCTCCCGGACATGAACTTATCGACAAGGCATGGGAAGAATGGAAACCTTCTACTCCAGGTGCCAAGAGCTTCAAGAAAACTGTAGATATGATAGAAACTTATGCACGAAGTTTATGAACCTAAGTGCGTTCTTATCAGTGAAATTAATAATTCGCACCCAGTAGAATGGAATTAGCTGCTATATGGAACCAGGTCGATCACGCCCTTGGTAAACAAGACGAAATAAAGCTAGTCGTTAACAAAAATTTTTGTGGTGAGTGCAACGGAGTAAAAGTTTATACACCAGAGGGATTACCGGTGTGTTCATCATGCGGTCTCGTCGAAGATCGTTTTATTGATGAGTCTCCCGAATGGACGAGTGGTGTGAGTGAAGATGGGAAGGTGAACGACCCGTCACGATGTGGAAATCCAAACTCGAACCCCGAACTCTTTTCACAGGCGTGGGGTAAAGGAACTGTGGTCGCGACGACGATGTCATCCAAATACGAACTCAAACGCATGGCGAAGATTAATTTTCACATGTCGATGAATCACAAGGATCGATCACTGTTCCATGCCTACAAGGATATAGATGAAGCGTGTCATACACTTCCAGAGTCTATACTCAAGGACGCCAAGATGATGTACAAGAAATTCGACGACAGCAAACTCACCAGGGGTGCGGTTCGTACAGGTATCAAGGGGAACTGTGTTTTGTACGCGTGTAGATTGTCGAAGGTGCCTCGAACGACCAAAGAGATTGCCGACATGTTTGGAATTCAGAGTAAGGATATGAGTCGCACAACACAAATGTTCAAGGAAACCATCATGGGAAAGACTGAAAAGAATTACATGACGAAACCTTGTGATGTCGTACACAGGTTACTGGGAAACTTCAACGCTGGACAGGTGTACCGACCAGTCTGTACTAAGATGTGTAGCGAGATTGAAGACTGTGTCGAACTCATGAGTAAAACACCTAACAGTATCGCATCTGCTGTGATATTGATAGCACTCAAAGGTGTTCACACGAAGAGTGAGATTTGTTCGACGTGTGGTGTTTCGGTACCCACGGTAAACAAGATTGAAACTATTATTAAAAAGCACTTAGAGGCGAAAGGCGTGAAATACTAAAATGGTGAAGGTATTTCTATCGACGCCATGCTATGGAGGGTTGTGTTTAGATAAATATATGATTAGTGTAATTAAGCTACAGCTTCTCCTCATAAATAAGGGTGTTCAACTCATGATCGATACGACAGAGAATGAGTCACTTGTACACCGAGCTCGTAATGTTGCTGTCGGGCGGTTCATGCAAAAGACTGACGCCGACTATTTCATGTTTATAGATGCGGACATCGACTTTGATCCTGAATCCGTTGTCAAACTTCTAGAATCTGATCATGATATCGCCGTCGGATGTTATCCCAAGAAGGTTGTCATGTGGGATCAGGCAGCCGATGCTGTAAAGAGTGGTGATGATAGAGACATGGCTATGCTTTCATCGAGTCTTGTCGTCAACATTGGATCTGCGAGACGTTCTGTTGAAAATGGTTTCGTTGAGATCCTAGATGGCCCGACTGGTTTCATGTTGATTAAGCGGTCTGTCTTTGAGAAGATGCATGAAGAGTATCCGGAACTATGGTGCAAGAATGATCATCAGAACCGAGATTTCGACGACTATTGTGCCGTATTCGACTGTATGATCGATCCCGATACGAGACGTTACCTGTCAGAAGATTACGCATTCTGTCGTCGCTGGCAAAAGATGGGTGGAAAGATTCATGCACACATTCACACGACACTGGGTCATATCGGAAATCTACCCTTCAGTGGGTGCCTTAGTGATAGGCTTAAGGTTTAGACGTGAACGTTTATAAATGAAGTTTGCCACTCTCATTGTCACTAGGTCCAAGTCGTGTCACGTGAAGACACTTCATACGATTCTTCGTATGAATATCGCGTGTATACAAAATGGTCACAAGAATGAAATCTCTTTCGTAAACGATGACCCATTCGCGAAGGCTAAAGCTATCGAGAAGCTGATGACGATGAGTGATCGGATCCTTTTTGTTGATTTTGGAATCGGTATCGACGAGGTGAGCATCCAAGAAATGTTTAAGATGAGTGAAGATGTCGGATGTTTGGTCTACCCCGGTGTTAAGGAGGGTATCGATTGGGCAATGTTCAAAGACAAAGTGCGATCCGATGTTGATGAACCGAGACATCAGATGGGTCTTTCTTTTGATACGGATGTTGATGAGAAGATTTCAGATGACATCTATACGGTGAAGAATACGTCGGCTCGTGCTTGGGTCATGAACTGTAAATCGGTATCCGATACACTGAAGTCCTATGACGGTGATAAAAAGTTTGGAGCCACCCTGATCCCCCCTAGAACAGATATGATGTTTTTTAAATTTAGAGAAGTTGGTGTTAAAATTATTGCATTTACAGCGGCTAAGTTAACCATGACCTATGGTCACGAATGTATCAGCAGTCTGATTAATTCTGCAGGGGTTAAATCTACATAAAGTTAACGGACGTATACTTACCATGAATGACTACGTCAAGGAATTTATTCTGAAGACGTGGGGCACGAAGGATAGGTTTCCCGGTCCTCAACCTATATCCATCGAATTCAAGCATTTTCCCATACTACGAAACAATGACTATGTCGTATGCGAAAAGACTGATGGTGTTCGCCACATGATGGTGGCTCTCATGTATGAAGGGAAGAAACAATGTGTTTTCGTAAACCGGAATTTTCAGATGTTTTCTGTTCCTCTCCATTTCAAGAAGTCAATCTTTGATGGGACGATCTTAGACGGTGAACTATGTGGTGAGACGTTCTTAGTCTATGATACCGTCATGGTTGAAGGTAAGATTGTGGGTCACCAAAACTTCTTGGACCGTTTGGATCATATGGAACGAGTGACCAAGGGACTCATCGGTCTCAAATCTGATCGTGTCAAGGTGAAGATTAAAAAGTTTCATGTCATGAAGGAATTCAAGTATTTCATGAACGACTATCTTCCAACGGTCAAGGAGCCAATCGATGGTCTTGTGTTTACACCCGTCAACGAACAGGTTTTGATGGGTACTCACGAGACGATGTTTAAATGGAAACCCAAAGAGAAGAACACTATCGATTTCTTGGCAAAGGTGGATGAACGAGGTGTGTGGCGTTTGTATGTACAGGATAAGGGGAAGTTGTACATGGAAGGTGAAATCCCAGCAGACAAGGTGGCTGTCACACCACTCTTGGAAGATGGGGCGATCTTGGAATGTATGTACATGGAAAATGATGCACCCATGTGGTGGAAGCCATTGTTGAAACGCGAAGATAAGAATTATCCCAACAATCGGAGAACGTTTTATAGGACACTCGTCAACATCAAAGAGGATATCAAGATGAATGAGTTTTTAAAGTGTACATGAGTAGATAGTGTGGAGCCATGATGGGTAGTTTTTCAGATCTAACTACATCATCATCTTTGTAATACCAGTGGTTGTCCGTTTTAGTAAATGCCAAATAGTGTCCACCCCTCTGAACACCCATATGTATGGCAGATGCTACGAGTTCGTATTCATGATCATCGATGGAAATGTTCTCGACCACTTCGAAATACCCCCTCTTGTCAAAGGATATCATCAATACAGATGGATACTCTGAGAAGAGACACCTCGTCGTCGCCACATGATGTACTTTCCCGTCATCATCCTGGTAATCATTCAGTACGTTCCATTTCAGACTATTCTTCATCATCTCTCCCAGACTCGTTGACGTTGAAGTTAATATGTGAATACTGAACATCTCTTCGTGTGATTTCTTTCCGCCGGGCCATATAGTCTCCTGAATTTTCTTACCGTAGAAATGCTTCTTCAACACTGGCAACGAATTTTCGAGTATGTCGATAATACAGAGTATGGCTTCTTGTGCATCATGTTGTCTCCCAATGACAAACCTTGGAAACTTGTTGACAAATTCTTCCAAGAGGCTATTCACGTTGAATGTAATTTTGAGTGTGTCATCCCAATACTTCCTGGTGAATTCTGAAAAGCCCTTCGTGAAAGAACATGGTCCGTTGTACCCTCGCTCAACAAATATAGATTTTATGATGGGTGCGTGTACCAGACATTGAAGAGATGTATTGAAGTAGCATGTGTTTCCAACATTGAGTATTCCCTTCATTACATTTTTTGTATAAAAAACACTTAAGACTAAGACGCATCTTGAGAATTGTAAGAAATAAAGATGAACATTGAAACGGTCCACAAAAAGATTCACAAGGTGTTCGGCGATCACCAGAATGATCCGAACATCGAAGTTGAAATGCGTCTCGGGAAGTTTAATGGAAAACTTTTCGACACGAACGTTGGGAAGGAGACCTTTGACAAGATCTACCGAGCCTTGGTAAAGTA